AATTACTTTTTTGATGAGAAGAGAGCCGATAGGGAATATGCGAAAGCTCTTAAAAAATTTAATAACGAGGGAAGAGAACATAATGAAAAAATCGATTTAGCTAATGAATTTAATCCTCAAAAAAATGAGTATGCAAGACAAATAAATGAAGTCAATAGAGAATATAACAGAGTAAATAATGTTAAAAAACAAACGTATGATGATGCAATACAGATTGCTAATCAAACTAAAGGAGCTGATTATACCGATCAAAGAGATAAGATTAGGATTATTAAAAAACTAGAGGAAGCTGGAATCAGTTCAGAAAACTCTCAAAAGATATTAGGAGATGTAGAATCTGCATTTAAAGATTTCTATAGAGGTGAAAAATTACAAAAGTTTGATTTTGGATATGGTCAGGAACAAGGTTATGCAAATACTAAAGGAAAGCCTTTATATGGTGAGTTTGATTCTAATTATTATAGACAACAAACTTTACCTAATCAGTCTCTTACAGAACAAGAAAAATGGAATGAAGCTGTAGCTAATGATGATATTGATATTACTGAAAGATTTGGGGAAGGTAGTGGAGCTGAAACTGGATATTATTTGTGGAGATACGGACAACAACGTGGACCTGGAGAGGTAAGAGGTAATGCAGCTGATCCGTTAGAAGCAGCGGAACAATTTGTTGAAAAGGCTCCTACTGATGCAGAAATGCAACAGATTAGAGATAAGATGTTAAAGATTGAAGAAGATGATCCAGAAACTTTAATAAATGATGTTAATTATATAAAAGAAGCATACGAAGAAGCTAAACAAGCAAAGGCTGATGGAGCAGCTAATAGATTTGTAGATGCTGCTGGGACTTATTTTAATATTGATAACCCAGATGAATTTCTATTAGTATTCCAGCAGTCTGAGAATGAGGATGACCAAAAAGCTTACAATGAATTAAAAGATAGTGGTCTTTATATAACTGAGTTAGAAGATGCTATCACGGGTGTGGTGGGAGAAGAAACACTTTTACAGACTAAAAAATTTGGAGCATTAAGTCAGAATGTCTTGAAAGATACTTTTGATCAATTAAGAAAAGCAAAAGCTAAAGAACAAGAACTTGCACTAATGGGACAATTTAGTACCTTTGGTGAAATAATGGATGTAAATAAAAGTCTTACTGATTCTCTATTAGGAGATACAGGTATAGGAGGATTCTTGCCTTTTATGGGAAAAGATAGTGGGCTTGATTCTAAGACATTAGAAAAACAACTTAGTGGTGTTACAGGTATAAATAACAATGTCGTTTATAACTGGCAACAGTGGTTTGATGATTCAATTAAAAAAAATTACAGTGAATTTGAAGATGATTATTTAGAATTAGGATATACGAGAGAGGAAGCAGAAGAAGCTGCACAAGAACAAGTAAATATCCAAAAGTCTTTTGCGGAAAGTTATATTACTGATTATTTAAAACCAAGATTTGATGAGTCTAGATCAATGAATGAGTTCGTTGAATATTTAGATGTCAGACAAGAAGAACAAAACCCTTTCCAGACACAAAGTTTACTCAATGCTGTTAATGAGGTTGGTCAGTTACAGGCAGATGCTTATTTAGATCAGATTAGAGAGAATGCAGTTGATAAAAAATTCAATAGTGATTTTTATTTTGATCCAGTTGGAGCTGGTATGGGACAAGGCTTACAGGATCAGTATGATAACCAAAAGAAAATAGTAGAAGAAGATTGGGATAAAGCACGTAATAATCCTAATCAGATAGCAGATCCACTTAATCCAGGACAGGGAACATGGGCAGAATTAGCATATAGATATGGAGCTGATGTTAATAATAAACAAGAATTTGCTAAATTACATTATCAAGTAAAAGGTAAAAATCCTAATTACAAGTTCGATCCAGCAGAAGATGTTATAAATGCGGGTAAAGTTAAGGATCATATTTACAGAAATATTCTTCCCAAGTTAGTAGAAGAAGCTGGAAACCAACCAACTATATTTGGTCAGTTTATAAGACCTGAAGAGTTTGCAGAAGACATGATCGAAGGTTTAGATCCAAATCAACCTGATGAATGGAATGCTGCTTTAGAACAAGTTGGATTATCTGACTTTCAGGGCACAACAAATGATTTAAAGAATTATATAGCTGAGACTTTTAGGACAGGTAGTGCCACTGATATACGAGCACAACTAAAATATCTCAATGAGAAACGTGAGAAACCTACACAACAGTTACTTGGAGTTGAATACATACAAAGAGAAGAAGATTATAAAACAGATAGCACATTAAAAGGAGAGACTCAATTATTTAAGGTGTTTCAGGATGCCGGATATGACGGTAGTGAGGATGATTTTTATGAAAACGTATTCCCAGATTTAGATCGTGGTACTCAAACCTTGTTAAGTCAAGTTGGAGAGACAGGTACTGTAAGTATAGAAGGTCTAGGATCTGATTATAAGAGTAATCCTTTTGCAGCATTTGGTGCTATTAGTTCATTAACAGGTGATGAAGGAGGTATATTTGGAACACAGAAAAAAGAGAAAGAACCAGAAAAAGAGAGAGAAAGTAGCTATTTTACGTTTGACGTGGATTATGATGATGAAGAGGAGGATTACAAATCTAAAAAAGGAAGTGAGATTCTAAGTCAATTTACAAAGGGTTTCTCTAGTTTTATCTAAGTAAATATGTCAAGTAAACGTAAAAAAGCAGCAACAGCCGCAAAACTTGCGAAAGATAAGATGGCGTGTAATAAACCAAAGAGAACTCCCAAACATCCTACTAAGTCACATGTAGTAAAGGCATGTAAAGATGGTAAAGAAAAAATTATAAGATTTGGACAACAAGGTGTAAAAGGAGCAGGTAAAAATCCTAAAACAGCAAAAGATAAAGCACGTAAAAAGTCTTATTACGCCAGACATAATGCACAAGATGCAAACCCCGATAAATTCTCTGCTAGATATTGGTCTCATAAGGTGAAATGGTAATAAAGTTAGGTATGATTAATAGTAGATAGTTATTACTTTGTATGGCAGATTTTACTAAAGCCATTAACATTATTTGTAAACATGAAGGGTATAAAGAAAAAGCCTACCCAGATCCAGTCACTGGAAGGCATCCTTACACTTTTGGTTATGGAACTCAGTTCTATCCAGATGGTTCTCCAGTAAAGTCAGGACATCGTGTTACCAAACAGAAAGCTTTAGAGTATTTATTGTGTGAGATACATTTAATTGAAGAAGAGTTAGATAAATTAAATTTACGTATAGACCAATCAATGAAGAATGCTTTGATATCTTTCATTCATTCGATAGGGTGGAAATCTTTTTTATACAGCACCATCATTGATCATCTTGAAGGACAACGTTATCACTCTGCAGCAGAAGAGATGAATAGATGGATATATGATGCGAACCATAAAGCTTTAGGACATTTGTTAGAGAGAAGAAAAGAAGAAACAAATTTATTTGTAGAGGAAATAGATATTACTGAGGTTCCTTTTCCCGGTGTCTTATTAATAGCAGCAAATAGTTATCAAGCTTTTCCTTGTCAGATAGAAGCTTTACTAAAATTAGAGAAAAAAGTTAATCCTTATATACTTGCAGAATTTATGAATGACTATGGAAATCATTCCAAAGAATTATCTGATGAAGTCAAATTAGACACATATTTTGAAAGTACCTATGGTGATTTCGATAGATAGTCGTAGAATAAAAGTAGAAAATAGTAACAACTAATGGAAAATTCAGTTGAACCTAAAGCATTCCAACTGCCGTTAGAGCATCAGTTTTCTATGAAGAAAGCTGAGATGAGAGCAAAAGACATGACATGGGATCAACTTTATGTTGCATTGTTATCTTTATTTCATCAGCGTCTAATGGAAATATATGCACTCAAATCTATGATGGCAGAAGAGAATGTAGACATTGACTTTGATGTTCCTACGGATGTTGAATTACTTGATCTGGCTACTAAAGCTCAAGAAGCCATGAATGAAGAGTTCGATGAGGATGATGATGAGCCTTTAGCCATCTAAATCAATAAGTTTATTTAAATACCATCTAGCTTTCTTTAGGGATTCTTTACCTCCCTTCTTTCGTTCACGCCACATATATTTAGCAATATTACCTTTTAGATAACCACGGAATTCTTCTGGTGTAAGCTGTGCTTCTATTGCATCTATGCACTCTACAGAACCAGCTGCGTAGTGTACTGGTTTTTCTACTGGGTCAAAGAAGTGTAAATTGTGATCTACTGTTGTAGCAGTAGGCATCGGGCAGAAGCCATCAGTACATTCTTCCATTTTTTTATTTACTTCTTCGTTTTTGAATTCGGAGAGTCTAATACCATTAAGAGGGTTTTCGGCTTCACTGAAGCCCCTTGCTTCACTCCATCCTCCATTGAGG